GTTCGCAATCTGTCCTTCTCTTTGTCTGTTGATACCTACGATTTCACCCATTTCAGTCTTAACCCATTCAGCAAGATTCATCAGCTGCTGAATATAGTTACCTGAAGCATCTGCAATGATTCTCTGGGTGTTGTTATTCAGGGTACCAGCAAGTTTGCCAACAGCCTGACCTTCAGTACCTTCATTGAAGGAGTTCTTGACAGCCAAGTGATTGATTTTCATAAAGTACAGCCACTTGTCTACTGACCAGCCTTCTGGTATCAATGCAAGGTCAAGCTCTGCAATGGCTCCCCAAGATGAAGCAAGAGCTTCTTCAAGTCTATTGTGAATTACATCATAGAGATAGTTGTATGGCTTCATCATATCCACCATACTGAACGGTTTGTCGTGGTTGAAGTTATAGATAGAGCCTACAACTCCAAGATGACACTTTGATGGATTCTGTATATTATTATATTGTACAAGACGAGGCTTTGGTCTGATGATGATACCATAGTTTCCATCAAACTTATGTTCATCAAAACTGAATTGGTTACCACCAATCAACACGCCTTCCCAAGCTTGGTTAACCCACAGTTCTTCACTGGTCTCCCCAAGGTCTTTGTTGACTACATAGTTCTCTCCAAAGAAGGTGAAATACTCTTCACCCGTTTCTGGGTCATATCTCTTTACCTTCTGAATCTTTCTCTTTGACTTCCATCTCATTCTCATTACTCTGACATTGCCATCAGAGTCATAGGGAGTTTCCGTATAGTAAGCATCAAAGGCATCAGTAAGACCGAAGACTTCAGAAGAGTGGAATGTAGGATATGCATCGGAAAGCATATCCCTGCGGATAAACCCTTGTCTAGGGTCTGCAAGTCCCATAGAGTTTGTGCCTACACCTATATAATCAGGCAGGTGGTCAAGATAGTCAATGTCTCTCTTGTCCATCTGGTCACCATAGGTGTCTATAACCCTACCGGGATTCCAGTATTCATTGAAGATGATGATGTCTGCATCTTCAAACTTGTTGGAACGACCCATCCTGAAAGTAGTGATAACTCTGGGGTCAATCCTCTCCACATAAGGTTCACCACATACGATGTCTACATCATAGGGTTCTTCACCAACAGCAAGACCATCAATAAAGCCATTGTTGAACATCAGTGGCATATTCAAGGACTTTGAATAATGTCTGATGAACTCATTGGCTCTTTCTTCCCGCATATCCTTGTAACTGAATGTATATTTCTCATCCAGTTCTTCCAGTCTCTCTTCATAGTCTTCCATTGAAAGAGACTCATCTTCAACTACTTCGATAAGAGATGCAAGTACTTTTTCCTTCTTTACCCTTGCTATATCCGATATAGCATCCATATTGGTGACTATGGCTCTCCAGTCAAATGGTCTCTTGAGCTCTTCACCAATCAGCACTTCAAGCTTGGAGTTCATAATGGGGAAGTGCTGAATGTTCTTGGGGATATAGTCTGCAATTACACCAGAAGGATTGATGACTGTAGCAAGGTCTTCCATATGAAGAATACCACCAAGCAGGTCATAGTTGGTCTGCTTGTGCATTATTGAATTTCTTACAGGAGAGAAATTCTGGTATGTCCTTGACTCACCCCAAAGAAGGCATCTCTCTCCCCATCCTTTCGTCTTCTTCTTGATAGGGAGTGCCTGTCTTGGAAATTGTATATTCTCATTCATAACATCCTATATATGGGACAAATATAAACAAATAATCAAGTTGTGCAAATTATGGCTAATGAAGTGCAAAATTTACTGCCAATCCACCTTCTCCTGAACCTTAGGAAAATACCTCTCATTCTGCTGCATCACAGTCAGTTCCTTCCTCGGATAATTCCTTTCAAAGAAGGGGTCGTTGGCTCTGGAGTTCTCTGTCTTTGGCTTCTTAAGACCGCTGAAATCAGGACCAAACTTCGACCTCTTATCTTCCCTGAAAAGCATAAGCATTCCCATAGCGGAGATTCTATCGAAGTTTCCATCAGGATTCCATTGTCTTGCTTCTTCCAGAAGAGCTCTGTTCCACCAAGTCATCACATTTGGAATAAATACTTCATCATCATCATTTCCGTTCTTCACCTGCTGTATGGGTTTAAGCATATAGTCAACCAGAAGGTCTCTTGCCCAACCATTGATTGAAGCGGAAGCATTGATGCCGTATAGTTTGTTTCCAACCCTCTCGACTTTAGTGTTGGTTCTGGCTCTGACTACCTCAAGTTCCTCCTCAAGGTAGTGTAGACAGTGTTTCATCTTCATATATGCATAGAAACCCTTCTTGTTGTTTTCATAGTTTATCTTTGCATTGTAGAAGACACACAGCAACCTGCAGACTTCATAACAGGCATCGGCATTTTCCAATCTTCCAGTCCATTCTGCAACTATCTCATCTGTAAACAAGTCCAGTATGAAGCAGGATACTAAGGACATAGTCTCTGACTGGTCGTCATCAATAGGGTCAAGTGCCGCTATATATCTTCCAGCCACTGGCTTGCCATTTGCACCCTTAACTGGAAGAGCCTTAATTTCCACAGCCCCGGACACCTTGTTATTCTTTGTGGGGAAGGTTCTTATCGGCTTATCTCCACTGGGCTCAAAGACTACTTCTCCACTACTCTTCTGTACCAATCTTCCCACATACATATTGTCATAGAAGTTCGGATTCAGGTCAATTTCCTGAATTCTCTCACTAATTTGGGCAACAGGGAATTTGGTACCATCCCTACGCATAATGGCATCTTGGATGGTGATAGGGTCTTCAGCCTTGGTACGGGTTAACTGCATAGGGTCTGGATTGTGATACTTTGCAATCCATCTCTCACAGCAGATTGAGAAAAGTGCGGATGTTACATCGGATATACCGTCCTTATTGTAACATCCCGCACGATTTACATAGGCAGGGAAAAAGAATATGGACACTCCTCTTGTCTGTGAAGATTTGTCCCAGACATTGGGATATGCTCTCATAAAGAAGCCAGTGGGATGATATATCATATCCATAGCGGAGGCAAAGTCATTGCCTTCTTCACCACCAGTACCAATCAGAGCAATCATACCAAACCAAGTATTACCTTCCTTGATTGACTTCAAGGAGATGTTGTATGTATCTGAAAGGTTAGGGAACTTACCAAACTCCTCAAAGCAGATGAAGTTCTTTCTCTTACCACGGACTTTATCAGGGTCATCCTTGACCGCAACACCAAGCACTGTATTCCTTGTACCAGACTTTGCACCTGTATTCAGGTCAATGTACCCCATTTCCCAAGACATATCGTTGAGTGCTCTCTGCAATGTCTTTCTTGGGAACTCCGTATTATTGGCACAGTGGTCAATCATCTGCTCGAACTTATTCAAGGTACCATCCCTGATGAGGAACTGTTTGTCATAAGCAATGACCACACCACCAGCATTCTGTGGTTTCTTCGCTCTAATCTCCTCTTCAGTCCTCTTCCTCTCTCCCATAATGAATATCTTTGAGATTTTCGAGGCTACATAGTAAGACTTCGATGCACCACGCTTTGCTATCTCACAGAAGTTCTGACCTACTCTCCGAGCGTCAGTCCAGCCAATTGACCTCCATAAGACCCCTTCCCAGAATCTTGGAAAGTCAGTATCCCGTTCACCTACATTCTCATTCTCTCCGGTGATGGTAAGGATGATAGGTGAGTAGTTGAGATACCAGTACATATCTCCGGGAATCCAAGCACCATCAGATTCCCTGAGCATCCCGTTGTAGATTCTGTCTGCTTCTCTGTCAATCCACTTCCTGTAGGCACTATTAGGGTTTGGATTAGGTCTGAGGTCAGTATATCTACCTGTCTTTTGAAAGTGGATAGCTGCTTGTCTGAAGTAGTCAACATCTTCAATGATTGGAGGTTCGGTGATTTTCCATATCGCTCTTCCCTGTTCATCCCTTGGCAAATCCTTGCAATACGGTCTGTTGGCACTGATAAGCCATTGAATGAATGGAATCGTAGATACAGATTCCATAAACTCTTCCTTAATCTCTTCAGGACAATCATTCCAAGTAAATGCAGTCTGTTCTCCAGTCTTTTCATCAACATGCGTATATGACAGGTTTTCTATTGGGGTTTGGTATTTATTAAGTTCCATATCTCCTCCCAGTTTAGTATCAATGTAGAGATGGTTTCAGAGTATGCTTCTTCGAAAGTCTCTTCCAAATTATCTCCGTTTGTACAGGCTCTCCATCTATATAGAAGTATGTTCTTTCCATCTTCTCTGTAGTAAACACTCAATACAGTGCATTTCTGTATTGGCAAAGGCCCCTGCTCATAGCCCTTTCCAACAAGAAATTCTCCCTTTAACTCCTTGATTCTCCGTATGTTATTAAGTGCTAACTCAAGGAGTTCTTCTGGTTTTTTCATACTATATACCGTCTTCAAACATCGTATTCTCTCCACCCTTGGCTCTTGCACCTTCCTTCAGTTCTGCTTCTACTCTTCTTTCAAGGTCTTGGAGCTGGGGAATGAACTTCAAGACTCTTTCCAGAGTGGCCATTACATCATTCGTTTTGGTGACGGCAGCACCCTTGTCAGTTCTCTCCTGCAATCTTTCCCTTGTGGAGTTCAACTCGTCACTCAATGCATCCACTGCAACTCTTGTACTTGCCAGAAGCCTTGATGAAGATGTGACAGTGTGTGTCTTGTATATCTCCATAGCTTCAGTCAACTCTGCAGAAGGTTTGAAGTTTTCAGGTAGTCCTTCTTGAAGAACGATTTGCTTATGTCTCTCCTCAAGGTCAATGATATAGGAGTATGTTGAACGAGGGTCAACCATAAAGAACATATAAGAGATTTGTTGGAAGAACTTCTCCTTTGTCTTTGACCTGTCTGCATTATAGAGTCTCCGTATAGGTCTTACCAACAGGGCTTCCTCTGTCGGTCTTACTTCGTAGTTTGAAAATTCAAGCAGTTTCATAGTCCTTTCTTATAGTTTGTTGTATCATAATGATGTGCCTCATTCTCAAAGAAAGAATGAACAACTCTTTTGGGTACCAGTATAAGACTTGGCTTCTTTCTCTTTGTCCTTCTTGTTTTGAGTTCCAAGGCAGGCATAGTTTCAGAATCTGAATCCAACAGTACTGTGGGCACAAGACTGACTGTTCTCTCTGGATTCATCGCCAAAGTACCAAGTGAAGTACAGTGAAGTATCTCACTCATTTTCTTCAGTTCTTCCTTGTCTATCTCTATGGGTTTCATATTCTGCATCTGATTCCAGATGCCGTCCCCATACCATATGAAGTCCTTATTATCCATAACTTAAAAAGCCCGCCCGCAAGGGCAGGCTTAATTTGTTAAGTTCTTAACTCTTACCACCTTTTATAATTCCACCCGGTGGTATGATTATTCCTGAAGGAGCCTTTTCAATGACTGGAATGAAGTCTTCATAGCCATCTCTCGGTACCTTATATATAATATCCGAGTCATAGAGGACAATGACACTCTCACTGGTTTCCACCCCATCAGGATTCTTGGTGTGGATGGTCTCCGTAGGGA